CGTCTGAAGTACAGAGGTCTTGAACGTATTCGTCCCGGAGGGGATCAACTTGTCGTAAAATCCTTTTCTGATGTAGTAGAGGATGTTGGTCTTAGCCATTTACCCTCCCGAAGACCTTTTCGATCTCGGCCTTGTGTTCTGTGATGGCCGGCCTCATGTAGGGCTTCGCCGCCTGGTTGTAATTGCGGCCGAGCGAGTCTTTCCCAACGAAACCAAACTCAACACGCGCGGCATAGACCACACTGGAGCCGATCTTTACAGTCATCTCATCACCCTTGGAGAGCTGCTTCCCGTCCGTTCCCCCGGAGATGGGGCCTTGTGTCTTTGATGTCGAATAGGTGATGGAGTTAACCAAATTCGACGTCACGACGGACTTGTTCAGCCGGAGGCGATCCGATACCCACCCTACTCCAACGGCCCCGATTGTCACGAGCGCGGCCTCCACTTTCTCTTTCGTTGCCTTCAGCATTGCGCCGGGATACCAATCAACTTTCACTTCCACCTCCTGAGCAGGTAGTAGCGGTGGAAATTCGTGAACTCCCACACGATCTCGTATTCAACCGTGCCGTCAACAACCCTGTCTGTGATGTGCAGGTCCGATTCGGTGAAGAGCGAGCACACGGCTTCCGCATGGAACTGCCGCGCACGGAGGATCTCCTGACCTGAGAGTTCCGCGATGTATCCGTAGATCGTCGAGTCGGCTACGGTTTCCGTGAACTGCCCGCCTGAGTCGCTGACCTTCGTCACTATCCTTGAAAGCAAAGTCCGGTGAAAGTCCGATATCATTTGTACGGTTTCCTGTACTTGTCGAAGAACTTCATGACGTGTGCTTCCGAGACGAACTGCGCGGCATATCCTCCGGGGAGAGTCTCACTCGAAACGAGCTTCCCCTCCTTGTGGAGATAGTAGTTCACGAGCTGCGCCGTATCCAGCTTGATGCCCTTCGGCCAGCGAACCCTCATTACCGTCACATCATCCCCCGCCGCCTCTGTCGTGAGCGTCTCCCCTGTCGCAAGAGTCAAGGTGCCGGCCGCCACAGTCTGAAGAGAGTAGATGCCGTCGTTTGATGTGGAGCCTTGCACGAGCACGTCGTGGCCTGATTCAAAACCAGCGTCAGAGAATCCTGCGTTTGAGTCAGTGAGCGTCGCCGGAGTGCTTGCGACAAAGGCAATGCCGTCCGACTCAAGCGCGATGCCGTGGTCCAGGAAAGCGTTCTGGCAATACTCCACTACCCGGTCCTGCACGAGCGGGATCAGGGTAGCGATCAGCGTGTCATACGTCGTACCGCCGATCTGCAGGAGGCTCTTGACCTCAGCCGTTGTTATGATTGCCACAAAACCTCCCTATCTGACGGGTGAATAGCGCAGTTTCTTCCCTTGAACGTTGAAGACCGTGCTTGCAGTGCTATCGTTTGTGAGCAGCCGCAGTTTTGGCACCTCATAATCCACCATCCCGAATGTTTTGGGCGTAGTCGTTATGATGATCTGCGTGACATCGCTCCCGCTGGAGAAATCAACCAGCGCCTCTTTAGACCACATATTGCCGTCAAACGAGAGGACGTACACATCAACGGTATCCGTCCCCGTCGTAGTGAAGGCTGAGATCATGTACTGCGTGATCCCCATGATGTCGATCGCAAAATTGATGTCGATCGTATCCACATCAGCGGTGAGCGTGTCCGAGTACGTCCTGCCTGTTGGGAAGGCATTCACATCCTGACCGAGCGCAGAGGCGCAGGCGAGGAGGATCAAACTGACAAACAGAAGAGTCTTCATTTCCCTTTTCCCTTTCGTGGTTTCTTCGGTGCCGCTGGAGGCGCCTCTGCCGGTGGTTCTTCGGTCTTCGGTCTTTTCTCTTCCGGCACCTCTTCCACCTTTTCAATCCTCTGGAGTTTGACGCCGAGTTTCTTTAGCGCCGCAATGAGCGCAGAGTCTTTCATGTCATCCCATTTGGCGCTCAAGGGCACGTATCCCATGCCGACGAGCTCAAGGATAAGCACGCCATCCTCAGTCTCAAACCTTTCCCCGATGTGCGCCAAAACCTTGCCGGATGGAGAATCGTGTACTACGTCCACCGCCCCGGGCTTGAAACTCTTCGATCTGAATACCGCTTTCATCTTTTCTCTCCCCAAAGGGGACCGCCCCGAGTAAGGAGCGGCCCCCCGATAGGTGAATGTTCAGTTCGGCAAAGCGAGTCCGCCGGTTCCAGCCGCGCCAGCCGGGCCAGCCGTGAACACGCGATCCTCGTTGGCAGAAAGTGCGGCGTACCCGACCCACGCACAGCCGGGGTCAAGAAGAATCCCGCAGTTGTTCGGAGTCGCGCCAATCTGCAGCACGTTCCCCGCTGTGACGTTGCCCGAGTCCCAGTTGAGGAACACGCAGCGCTTGAATACGACCCATCCGCCGAGCGTGGCAGCGTCGATCACCTTGATCGCACCGTGAGTTGAAGTCGCACTCTTCGAGAGGATGTAGCAGTCCTCGAAGTAGTCCTGCCCGATCTGCGTGGTGGAGAGACCCAGGTTGAGGTTGCCGTTTGCCGCGCCCGAACGTGCGACGTTGTTGTTCCCAATCCAGCACCGCACGAACTGGCACTCGGAACTTGACACCCGGAGATCATACTGACCCGCCGCTGCGCTCTGGAGCGTCCCCACCGTGTTGAAATGGCAATCGACGAACTTGTTCCGGTTCCCCGAAATCGCAATCGCGCCGACGTTCAGCACATGGCTCGCTTCGTTGATGAAGTACATGCCATAGAAGCGATTGTTACTCCCCGAAATGTCGATCAGGTACGGGAAGTACCCGCAGAGCGTGTGTGTTGCCGTCGCGTTCGCCAGCGTGTCAGTGTCCACTGTCCCGGTCAGAACCAAAGCCGAGACCGCTGTCACGGTGAACGTCTTGTTGGAGTTCGTGCCGGAGGTGTCGAAGACCCCTGTCATCCCGACTTTCCATCCGTCGGTGATGAAGGAGTTCGCCGCCCGTGTGATCGTGTTCGCAGTCACGGCGACGGTAAGGGAAACCGCGCTTGTCAATGCTGAATGACTCACTACGCGCGCGCGGGAGTTATACCCGCCCGCAGCAACGCCCACCACACTGATGTTCCACTTGGACCATGCGAACGGGGCCTGCACCTCGCTCGAATAGGTCGTCGAGGCCACGCTGCCCGAGAGGAACACTATCCCATCTCCCGCGCCGGAGGTGCAAACGCCATACGCAGACTTCAGATCCGGGTAGATGCCTTCCAGTCCCATTTCCCTGGGCCCGGTCGCGATGTACGCGCCTCCCGGGTCCACGCCATACCACTTCCCGCGAATCACCGGAAGCCCGTCGGCCAGTGCGCCCTCGACATACGGCCCGAGGCCGTGCTTGGATTTTGCAAATACACTTGTCATAATCTTCTCCTGTTCTTTGAGTGACGCATATCTACATCTTTTGAGAAATAGGGCGCCGCCCCTGGGTGGCGCCCACTTGTTATCCGTTCGTGATCAAACGTGCGATCCGAATGTTCTTCGTGAGGTACACCTGCGTCCAGTTGTCGGTCGCAAGGTCCGCATCGCTCGGCCCCGTCACTCCTGAGAGCGATCCGCCGTACTTGATACCACGCGGGTGCAGGATCATGTACCTGCGCGTCACGATGGTATTCAATCCGGCGCCCGTCCCTTTGAGGGGTTCGCGCACGAGTTCGATTGACGGGTCACCACTCTCCAGCGGAATGTCCTGCCGGGCAATCGCGCCCGGACCGAAGAGGAACGTGTGGTACTTGTACCCGCTTGTCGATCCCGCAACCGCCGTCATGTTGTCGTCCACGAGGACGCTCATCCCCATGTAGCGGGGCATGGCGGTGGGATTCTGCGCGCTGTCAGGCACGCCGTCGATCAGGTCGAGCTTCACGAGCCGCTTGAACGGCACCGAGTGCATGATCATCGCTGTGAGTTTCCCGAACGCATCTCCGAGAAGGAACCGCGTGTCGAGGATCGCATCCGATCCGATGAGTTTTGCCGCGTCGGTCGTGGTCACTTCTCCCGCGATGTCATGCGAGAGATTTGTGGCAACAGTCGCATCCGAGAAGATCCCATAGAGGACCTTCAACAGAAGGCGCTGCTCTTCCTTGTCCCACCACTTTGCGAAGCGGGAGATGATGAGCGCCACCGGGTCACTCCCGGCAACGTAACTGACGATCGGCGCCGACTGGAAAGCCTGCGACCGGAACAACTTGACCGCGATGTCCTTGTCGGTCGTGAGACCGGCCGGGGTGATCGCATCGTCCGTGTCTGTCACGACCTTCGAGCGGGTCGTTGACCCGGTGTCATGTGCGAGGTCGTCCCAGAACGGCATATCGACCAGGCGCCCGCCCTGACTTGCAGCAGCCGCGATGGTAGCGTCCGTTCCTGCGATCCCCGAGCGCACGAGCAAACTCTGCTCGGTCGTCATCTCGGTGAAGTATTGAGCCCAGATTGCAGGCTCGTAGATGTTGGCAATTGCTGTTGAAGCTGCCGCCATGTGTCACTCTTCCTTTCTAAACTCCGGCTGCTGCCTTGAGTTTTTCGGCCAGCGCCGGGTTGGTTTTCACAACTTCGACTTGCTGCGCGATGTTCCTCGTGGCCCGTGCGAAAGGGTTCTTCCCGCCAAATGCCGAAAGATCAACCGGCGACGGTGGGTCACCTTCCGCGTGACGCGGCCCCTCGAATATCTCTTTCCCGAACATCCCGGCAAGCGCTTTGTTTTCCTTGATGGGCTTGAGCATCTCGTCAAAGCCCTTGACGCGGCCCTTGTCGTCCAGCTCGACTTTTGAAGCGTCGAACTTGAGGGCGAGCAAATCCCTGGCCTCGGGATCACCGACCCCGGCGTTCATCAGAGATTCCTTGAGTGCGAATGCCTTCCGGGTATCCGCTTCACGTTTCTCTGCGTCCGCCTTCGCCTGTTTGCCCTGTTCCTGAAGAGTCTCAATCTGCCGCGTGAGCTGCGCGTTCCCCTCTGCCGCCTTCCGGAGTTCCTTCAAGTCCTCCTCCCCCTGCTTGACCAGTTTCTCCATCTCCTTCTTCTGCTGGATGACTTCATCCAGCCGGTGCTTCGGGATTAACTGGCCGTCGTCTACGAGGACTTTCTGGTCCTTCTTGTGGAGGAATACCTGGGTCTCCCCGAGTTTCTCCGCTACCTGCGCGAAGAGCGCTTCCCCCAACAGCTTTTTGAGATCTTCCATGATGACTCCCTTTTATGCTTGTCCGCTTTTTGTCCCGGTTCGTCCGGTTGACAGATCGTCACTTGTACCCGCCACGATCATTGGCGGTGCTTACTTCTGTTTCTTCACTTCCACAAACTCTACCACAGTCCCGCCGACGAGTTTTGCAAAGCGCTCGGCTTCACGCTTCGATGTGAATACGGCTATCATTTGGCCCCCATGTTCTTAAGTTCCAACTGGCAGTTGCAGTGACAGTAGCAGTCTTCGGCCGGGTCTCCAGACATGCCCGGGGCGACCATCTCCACCCCGCCGATGTTGAACATCTCACCCGGAACCACTTTCTGACCATCTGCAACAAGATGCGTCGGGCGAGGGACCCCGATGTTGTTGTGCCTCCAGACATTCCACGTTTTGATCCCGATCTTGGCCGCTTCCTCTGCCCCACGTTTCACGCCGTCAAGTCTGCCGGCCGAATGACCTCTGTGCATCTCTGTGTAGGCGATGTTCTTTGCCCTTCCAGCCGCCACGCCGAACCGCTCTTCGATGGCCTTTGTCACCTCTCTGTACGGCTTCCCCTCTACCAACCCTGAGATCACTTCCTGCCGGGCTGAGATCACTTCCTGCCGGGCGTTGGTTCTCAAAGCTGTCTCGAATTCATAGTTCACATCTGCCAGCAGTTCCCCGTTGTGTTTCTTCAGGGCGTCAAGCCACTGGGTATCCATTGCCACGAACCGGGCAGCAGCCGGGTTGGCAAGCGTCAGGTCCAGCGTCACTCCCGCGACCTCTTCAAA